ACGGTGTATGGTTTTACAATAATGGGGAACCTACGTATATTACAGGGAGACACTATATGTTTCTACAATGGTCTAAAATTGATGTCGGATATCCATCATACCTCTCTTTCCAAAAAGACATCTTTACGCACATGGCTGCTTGTGAAGTTGACCCTCGTTGTTTCGGTCAGCTTTATACTAAGTGTCGTCGTTCTGCTACACTAACATATGCTCTGCTGTCTTGGTGGATGAAGCTAGTCAAGTTAAAGAGAAGCTTCTTGGCATACAGTCGAAAACTGGTAAAGACTCGCAGGAGAATATTTTCATGAAGAAGGTGGTTGCGATCTTCCGCAGCTACCCATTCTTTTTCAAGCCTATCCAGGATGGTACGACAAACCCTCGTATGGAGCTGGCCTTCCGCGAGCCCTCCAAACGTATAACCAAAAACAATAAAACATCCCACAGGGGTGACGCTCTTAATACGGTTATAAACTGGAAGAACACCACTAATAACGCTTATGACGGTGAGAAGCTTCACATGCTGTATCTTGATGAGGCTGGTAAGTGGGAGAAGCCCACAGACATTAGAGAAGCCTGGAGGATAGAAAGAACCTGCCTTATAGTGGGTAAGAGGATTGTAGGTAAGGCCCTTGTGGGGTCTACAGTAAACCCTATGAGTAAAGGGGGTAGTGAATATAGGGAGTTATGGAAAGACTCAAAACCTACAGAGAGAAATAATAACGGACGAACCAGGTCTGGGCTATACAGGATATTCATTCCAGCTTACGACGCTCTTGAGGGTTTTTTTGACGTATACGGCAATTCTGTTGTTGATGATCCTCCCCAGGAGATACAAGGTATAGATGGGGACCCTATCGAGGAGGGAAGTAAGCGATACCTGAAGAATGATCGTCAGTCTTTTAAGGATGATCCCTCCGAGCTAAACGAGATAGTTCGTCAGTTTCCCTTTACTGAAGACGAAGCATTTAGAGATAGCATTCAGGGTAGTCTGTTTAACCTAGGTAAGATCTATCAACAAATAGAATACAACGACGATTTGTTTCCTAACCCTGTGGTGAAGGGTAACTTTGTTTGGGTTAAAAAAGACGAAGAGGTGGCCTTCTCTCCTGACCCCAACGGCAGGTTTAGGGTTTCTTGGATGCCTAAAAACAAGAACGTAAAGAAAGAAGAGGGAGGCAAGAAGGTTGCCCCAAACGGACACATAGGCTGCGGCGGTGTTGACTCCTATGATTTAGATTCCACGGTTGACGGCAGGGGATCCAAAGGAGCTTTACATATGTACAATAAGTTTAATATGGAGGGCCCAGCCAACATGTTTGTTGCGGAATATGCTTCCCGACCAGACCTAGCTAGCATATTCTACGAAGACGTCCTGATGTGTGCTTTCTTTTACGGCTACCCTTTACTTGTAGAGAACAATAAGTACGGTATCGTAAGATACTTTGAATCAAGAGGTTACGATGGCTACCTAATGGACCGACCTGACTTCCTTAAGGTTCCAGGATCATCTAAGAACGTGAGAACAAAAGGCATACCTTCTAACTCCCAGGACGTGATACAGTCTCACGCTCAGGCTATCGAGGCCTACATACACAACCACGTAGGCATTAAACCAGAGTCTGATGAGTTTGGAAATATGTACTTCAACAAAACCCTAGAAGACTGGATAGGATACAAGATAGACAACAGAACTAAGTTTGACCTTACCATAAGTTCTGGTCTAGCTCTTTTAGCTGCTCAAAAAGTAAAGCAAGAAAAGAAGCAATCCGACTTCACAAACAAGCAGTTTATAAGGACTTTCAAGCCTAAAGTGTGGCACTCCTAGTTTTACTATATTTGCATTGAGTTATAAGAACTCGACTCATTGCAAATGAACATCAACAACAAAAAATCAGGCTTTCCTAACCCGCTTAGCCCTCCAGAAGAAAAAGGAGGAAAAGAGTACGGACTAGGATACGCTAAAGCTATATATCAGCAGTGGGGTAAAATGGATCAAGACGGGTCCACCTACAAGAACAGGAACCGAACTTTCGAAAAGAACAGAAAGTACGCCAACGGAACCCAGGACACGGCCATATACAGATCTTTACTTACGTCTCTTGATCCTAACAACGGTGACGGAAGTATGCTAAATCTGGACTTTACCCCAGTCCCAATCCTTCCTAAGTTTGTCCGTATTGTGGTGAACAAGATTCTTTCTTTGTCTCCTTACCCAAACCTAGAGGCTATTGACCCTCTATCTACTTCGGAAAAGGACTTAGAGAAAAAGAAGATTGAATTTGCCGTAAAATCCAAGGCTGCTCTTCAAGGCATTAAAAGCAAGCTTGGAGTTGAGGTAGCAGGCGACCCAGAGGCCATTCCAGAAACCCTTGAGGAGGCTGAAATATTTATGGGGACTAACGTTAAGGCTTCTTCCGAAATCGCCGCCCAGATAGCTACTAACCTGACCTTGGAGTGGAATGACTTTAATGATTCTGTTTTCAGAAGGTGTGTGAACGACATGACCATACTTGGTATGGCTGTTGTAAAAAGAACCAATGACCCCAGCTACGGAATCAAAACCGAATATGTAGATCCGTCTAACTTTATTCATAGCTATACAGAAGACCCTTCTTTCGGCGATATGACTTATGCTGGTCATGTAAAAACAATGCCTATTGCTGATCTTAAAAGAATAGCTGGGGATGAGCTAACCGAAGAAGACTACAAAAAGGTGGCTAGTTCTGGACAGAAGAACAATACATCTGGTCTGTATAATAAGACTTCAAACAGACCTGGAATGGACATGGAAGAGCATACTGTAAAGGTGCTTGAGTTTGAGTTTCTTTCAGTAGATTCTACTTATTACGAGTCAAAAGAAAACCAGTACGGAAACGTAGGTTTTTACGACAAAGGAAGCAATTACAGCCAGCCGCAAAGCTCTGTTTTCAACAGGGACGCCGTGAGACTAGACAATACCTGTGTTTACGGAGGGTACTACATCCTAGGGTGTGATATGATCTTCGGGTATGGCAAAAAGACCAACATACCAAAAAACATCCACGACATAACAAAAGCATCTCTGTCTTATTCTGTTTGTGCTACAAACATGATGGACATGATGCCCAAGTCTATGGTAGATAGCTGCATCGGCTTCGCGGATCAACTTCAGCTTACTCATTTAAAGATTCAGCAGGCTGTAGCGAAAGCAAAGCCAGACGGTATTATCATTGATATTGAGGGGCTGGAAAACGTACAGCTAGGAAAGGGAGGAGAACTTCAGCCACTTGAGCTGCATGACATCTACGAGCAGACTGGTGTGTTCTACTATAGAAGCAAGAACCCAGAGGGGGGCTTCCAGAACCCTCCTATTCGGGAGATCGGTAATAGTATCCGTAACATCAACGAGTTAACTGGTTTGTACAACCACTACCTCAGGATGATCCGAGACTCCACGGGAATCAACGAGGTGATGGACGCCTCTTCACCTAAAGGAGACGCCTTGGTGGGTGTTAGGCAACAGGCCCTTGCTGCTGCAAACAATGCCATATATGATATCACTAACTCTTCTATGGTTCTTTACAAGAAGGTTTGTAGCGATGTGGTAAAGTGTTTGCAGGTTATTCATCCAGACTCTATTCTATACTCTATGTATGAGAACGCTGTTGGTAAGGAGAACATGAAAGTGCTGTCTTCCTTCAGGAACCTGTCGATGTTTAATTTCGGCGTAAAGGTTGTAAAGGAGATGGAGGAGAACGAGAGACAGTTCTTGGAGCAAAACATACAGATAGCCTTGTCTCAAAAAGAGATAGACCTTGAGGACGCCCTTGCTATACGACAGCTTAGGGACGTAAACCAGGCTGAGAGGCTTTTGATCGTTAGAAGAAAGAAGCGAATGGCTAGCAACCAGCAGATGGCTCAGCAGAACTCTCAGCAGCAAGCTCAGGTTCAACAGCAGTCAGCACAGTCTGCTTCTCAGGCTAGGCAGCAAGAAATGCAAATGCAAGCTCAGCTCAAAGCGCAAGAGATGCAGCTCAAGACTCAGTTAGAGGCTCAACTAGAAGAGGTGAAACACGGGTTCAGGAAAGAGATTGAAATCATTAAAGCTCAAGCCACTCTTGGTTTTAAAGAGACTGATGAAAACTTTAAAGAAAAGCTTGAGGTTCTTAAAGAGGATCGGAAGGACGATAGAGTTAAGAAGCAGTCTGCTGAGCAGAGCAAGCTTATAGCTCAAAGACAGGGCGACGAAATACCACAAATAATCAGCGAATAAGATGGCTACAAAAATAAACCTAGATACATCTGAGAGGGTTGACATCACTTGCAGGAAGGGTGATACCTTTTCTTTAAGACTTACTATAACCAACGCTGACGATACTGTTGGGTTTGCTGCTGGAGATATTTTTTTGATGGAGGTAAGAAATTCCGACACAGGCAACCCAGTGGCGAATACCTCGGATCCTGTTGTGAATTTTGTAATTACAGTAACAGCAGATTCTGACGACGTTACAGCAAAGTATATTGATCTTACTCTAGCTGCCACGACAATGAAGACGATGCCATCTGGACTCTATGCCTATGATATCGAGCAAAAATCAGGAGCTGTTGTAACTACTTTAATCTACGGAACGGTAAGAGTTATTGAAGACGTGTCAGAAACAGCTTAAGATATTATTATGCCAATAAGTGTAGACCAACCAAAAAGCATAAAGATATCTAGTGAGAGCGGAGATGTCATTAAAGTATCTGTCGTAAAGGGAGGTACTGACACTAAGGTCGTAGTTTTAAATCAGGCTGCGAATAACAACATCTCTGTTGCTGGAGCCATTGGTGCTGGCCCTGCTGGAGCTACTGGCCCTCAAGGACCTACTGGCCCTCAAGGACCGCAAGGCGATCAAGGGCCTGCTGGTGCTGACGGAGCTGACGGAGCTCAAGGCGCTCAGGG